GATTGAAGGCCTGTTCAGAATCCAGACGGCTGACGGGCACGTTCAAGGACTTGTAGAGGTTCTTCTGGAAGTATGTGATGTCATCGATCTGGCCAAGGTTCTGCCCACCTGGAAGAGTAGTGATCTCGGTTCCCTTACCACCTTCACGTCGTGGGAGCCAGAAATCTTCCAGCATGGTCATGAACTTGCGGTCATCCTTAATAGCACCGGTGGATGCATCGTAGACGAGCTTGTTTTTGAACTTGTTCATGATGTCGCGAAGGTGCTGCTCAGCCTTGGCCTTTGGCAGGTTACCAACGTCGATATAGAAGATCCGGCGTTCGGGCGCACGGGAGATGCGGTAAATAACCAGGCTATCTTCCAGAGCCCGCAGTTGATTCAGAGGCCGCAATGCTTTCTGTAGATAGGACAGGATCATGTCCCCGTTAGGGCTAGTTAACCCAGAGGTGACATGGATGATCGAGTCTTTAGCAATCTTCAGAGCACCATCGTTTGTGGACTGGCCTGAAACTTGCTTCGTATTCAGAATACGGTCAGAGTAGATGTAATATTCTTTAGCAACCTCTTTGACCACAACGCCTTGAGCCATGCGCTTAGACTTGGTCTCTTTGACTTTGCGAATCTTACGTGGATCCAGGTATCGCATCTCTTTGATACCAGCCTTTGGATCTTTAGGATCGATAATCACGTGGTAATATAGACGGCCGTCTACGTACCAGTTTTCAAATATCTTGTAAGGGGAAATGTTGAAATCAAGTAGATCCGTGACGTACGCGAACTCATCCGAGATCATCTTCTTGACATTATCACCAAACTCAAGCCTATCCAACACGATTTTGACAACCTCGTTGTCTTCATCTTGCACGATAGCTTCGTTAATGATCTTCGTGACTGCAGTGTCCAGTTCTTGGTTCTGAACAGCTTCACGGTATTTAGTGATCAACTCTGCTTCAGAGCGAATAGATCCATCGAGGTCAATGGAAGTGCCATAAACACCTCCCGTAGAAATATTTACAGCTCCGTCTTCGTTCACCTCAGGTGCGAATGAGTCAGGTTGTACTGATGGATCCGCGTCTACTTTTCGACGGAACTCAAAGCCAAATAGCTGCATGCGTAGATTACTTCCATAAAAGGATGGTGGGGGAAGCTATGCCTCCCCCTTCACAGTCTATCTTTAGACGCCGCCGGCATTGCCGGTGATGCTGGTGTCGATATCCCACCAGTCGTAAGCGAACGTGCACTGGAACGTTTCAATCTGGTCGTTGTCAGCCCAGTTGAGGCCGATACCAGAAACGTCAACAGGGAAGATGCCATTGAAACGGTAGGTGCGGAGCGCACGACCGTCCTTGGACATCTGAGTAACACGGCCAGTCGACTTGTATCGGCTGGACTCTGGACCACCGAAGGTACGAACGTTGCCTTCGAAGGAGTTGATGCGGTTAGACCATTGCTCAAGGGCGTTACGGATGAGATAGTCTTCGTCGTTCATGACGGTGACTGTCCAGTTTCCGTAAGTGCGGTTTCCTGCTACCTTAATCGTACGACCAAAGTATGGAACTTGGATCTCGCTAAGGGTTGCGGCTGGAATCTCAGCGGCTTGAACGAGGAATGGGACCTTCAGGTCACCAGCGCCGTTCGCTGGGTTGCTGAACTGAACCTGGAAGAGGTTCGGTCTAGCGCCACCGTAGGTCAGCTGAGAACGGATCTCGTTGATATTGAAAGCCATCGACTGTTTTCTCCTGAATGAGTGGCATATGTAATACCACCTATTTATATTGTTTGAGACCCCGTTCCGGTAGGAAAAAGGGGAGACCTGACGGCCTCCCCTAAGGTTCCCGTCCTAGTTGAACCTAGGATCTTTTATTAGAACTTGCCTACAACCTCAGAGAACTCGACGCCCGAACGAACGGCCACAAAGTTCAGCTGAATGAAGTTGATAGAACGGGCTGGCTTGATGTAAATGTCACCAACGAACTCGTTGCGGTCAATGACCTCGCCGGTGTTGTTGGACTCATCACAGACGACGCGGAAATCGTAGATACCACGGCGGCCTTGAACATCACGCAGGAATGGCTCGACTAGCGAACGGAACTGAGCACGGGTGAACTCATCGTTGTACTCGAACAGAGTGAACTTGGAGGCCGTAGCGATGGCCTTCTCCAGAACGATGAACAGACGACGCACGTTAATGCGGTCGAACGCCGATGGCTTAGCCAGCAGAGTCTTGTCACCGTACAGGATTGTTCCTTGACCTGGGAATGTTACGACAGGGTTAACACCGTTCTTGTAGAGGGTGTCACGGTTGGCCTTGTCTGGGTTCCATGCAAGCTTGACAATGTTCTTGATCTGACCGCGGTTGAAACCAGCTGGGGAGAACCAAGGGTCACGAGTAGAGTCGGTGCGAACCATGAGACCAGCGATGTCGCCGTTCAGTGGAACATAACGATACACGTCGTTGTACTTGTCATAGCGGTACTTGTAACCGGAGTCCATGATGAGGTACGAAGAGCTGCCCAGCGCATTGCGGAATGCAACGATGCTAGATGCCTCGGAACCGACATTGTTGACAACGGAAGCGCGTGGAGGGGATACCGTCAGAACGCAGTCTAGGCGGGTGTCAACGACGTTGTCCTTGATGTACTTAGCCAGGCCTTCGCCCACAGAGCCACCTACCGCCTTACCGGCCATGATGATCGAAACATCGACCTGCTCGGCATTGGTGAAGGTGTCGTACGCAGCAGCAAGAACCGCCAGCGTTACAGTGTCCTCAGCAGCACCATCAGAACCGCCGGCCATGCGGATGTTCAGAGGTGTAGCGTTAGTTGCGCTGGCAATAGCAGTTGCCGTAGCGGATGCAGCGTTAGCACGATCAGCACCAGCCCAAACATAGTTGGAACCATCATTGATGACGTTCTTGTAGTAAATGTTTTGACCGTCTGGGGAACGTGCGTTAGTTGCACGCGACAGGTTCTGATAGACTTCCAGAACTTGGCCAGGGACGCCCGTGAAGACACCGCCAGCATCGACGATGACAGCATGAACTTCGTCGCTTGCTGCAGTATTGCCCTGAGCAGCGACATATTCAGATTGGCCAGGAGCACCGTCGACAACAGTCGAGAACTCCCAATAACGCGCGAGGTCACGAGTCGTGGTCGTACCCAGCTGAGTGTACTCATCAGCAAGATTGATCAAGATCGAGGCAACATAACCGTTTGCTGTGGATGCAACAGTTGGCGTCGCAATGTTGGCAACCTTTACATACTGCCCATTGACCAGCAGGAGGTCGCCCTCAATGACAGCGGCAGCCAGGGACGCCTTGGTCGTGGTAGCATAGCCGTTTACGACCGTGTCAAGGATAGTTGCGTTCGCCGCAGCAATCGTAACAGTACCGAAGCGGTCGCCTGAAACGAACGAGATAGCAGCAGAAGCAACGTTGATCGATGCGTTGGCTGGGAAGATAGCCGTGTTGGCGACTGTAGAGCTGAACTGATTTGCGGTTTCGCAGACTGCAACACGCAGGGAGTTACCCATAGTGCCTGGGTAACGAGCAATGAAGTGAACGTCGGAGTCGACGGTGTCTTCCTTGACTTCCCAGTCAGCAGCGCTCTTAACAACGTGGTTAACCAGGTTAGCCGAACCGGTGTTTGCGATAGCAGACAGAACGCCGACCGTGCCAGCAGCATCGGTAGTGTTTGCTGCACGCGTGACGAGAAGCGAGTTACCATAGGACAGGAAGTCAGCAGCGACAAACCAGGTCTCTGCGTTATTGTTGGTTGGCTTACCAAAACGAGCAGCAAGAGCACTTTCGTTGCTGATCAGAGTGGCTTCGCCGACGGGTCCCCATCCAAAGACGCCTGCGATTGCGCCCTCAGTGGTAGAGGTACCAGGCACGATCGTAGTGAGGTCTATCTCAGAAATGTTCACACCCGCTGAAACGCTGAATGCCATGTTGTATCTCCTCTAGAGGTCTAAATTGTCCTAGTGTATTTATAAAACTAGAAACTATGGATGGATGACCCATCCTCCTCTTCATCGTCGATACCATTACTGTAGAAGCCAAATGGAAGCATAGCAGACTCGATATCTTCTTCTGATTTCTCGCGAAGATTGATCATCGTATTGATATCGGTTAACTCTTTGAAATAGTCCTGACCTGATAGCCAACCAAACAGAACCAATCCCATAACCAGGTCATCGTTCTTGCCAGGTTCAGCCTCATACGAGACACCTTTCTTAGAGAAAGTGTTTAGCTCGGAGATGGTCTCCTTGTCATGAACGATAAGTTGGTTCTGTTCGATCAGGAGCTTGATCAAAGAACACCCGGCGTTTTTGACGGACTTTGTAGTCCTAATTCCTAGCTCAGTCTTACCGCCAAACCCCGACGAGATCCTCTTACCTGACCGGCCAGCATTCTCAGTGCCTAGGACTCCACCGTATTCAAAGTCATGGTAAAGTGCGTCAACAATCTGGCCACCAATATCATTGATCTCTACCAAGATTACGGCTTCGTTATACATCTTGGCCAGTCGATGAATCACTTCGGAATAGTCGTATGGAACAATCTGGTTGGACCTGAAAGTCAAAACCTGTTGATACGGCATCTCAGTGATGTCGATGATATGAAATGCAGAATAGTCAAGACCTTTACCACGCGAAACGTCAGCAATCAGACAATACGCATGCTCAGGCCGTGGCTTCTTGTACTGCGTGACGTTGTCTGCTTCCATCAAAGGAGTTTGGGCAACCAGTTCCTTAAGTTTGGATCCGGAAATAAGTGTGCCAGACGATCCGGCAAACTCTACTTCGTATTCTTGAGCAAACTTTACTAAGTCGTGACCCATGCCTTGGAGAACAGCGGCCTTCCAGTCCTCGTCTCGACCAGGTACCTGATTCCATTTCACCTCGACGAGCGAATATTCGTTTTTCTTTTTCCTGGCCCCGTCGACAATGTTGTAAAAGTGGTTCAAACCATTTGGTGTTGAAACGAGAACGATCTTTGTTTTCTTACCGGAGGAGATGGTAGGGAAAACAGACGCGAAGAACGTATCCCAGTTATCGATGAACGCTGCTTCATCGATAAAGAGCATGGACAACGAATAACCACGAATAGCGTCGGAGGATGTAGCAGCAGCGATGACGCGGGAATCGTTTTCAAGAACGAAGGAGCCCTTGTTCCACTCCTTGACTCCCTGTTGAAGCCAAGCTGGAAGGTGTTGATACGCAAGTTGGACTTTGCCAAGAATCTCAACAGCGGTGGCTTCTTTGTTAGCCAGGAGACCAACGGTCTTTTCCTTGTTGAAGAGGATGAACCACGTGATGAATCCAGCCGTGACCGTAGATTTACCGACCTGACGGGCCGTGGCCAGACATGTGAATCGGCTGTTGACCATAGCATCAAGCATGTCAACCTGATAGTCGTGTAGTTTGAATTTGACCAGACCATCATCAACGTTGATGATCTTCATGTAGGTTTCGATGAAATAATGGGGATCTTCAGCACACCGGAGCCACTCACCCATAAGTTCAGGCGTCCAGTTGACCTTAACACCAGCCCGCTTCAGCAGCGGGTTGCCGTTATAGGATTTCATGTTGTCAATCCCGACCGTATCGAGATTACTCATCGCCATCTTCCTTCTCTTCGTTCTTCTTCCTCATGTCTTCGATTAGGTTTTGAAGGTCACGATTC